TTATGAGGCGAGCCGCAAACGCGTTGTCTGGCCCGGCGGGGCGGTGGGCTATGCCTTCTCCGCGGAGGATGCGGACGGGCTGCGCGGGCCGCAATTCGAATTTGCCTGGGGCGATGAAGTCGCCGCGTGGACGAGCCCGCAGCGCGTTATCGACACGCTGCGCATGGGGCTGCGCCTGGGCGATCGTCCGCGCCTGATGCTGACCACCACGCCGCGGCCCATCCCCGCCATCAAGCGCCTGGTGAAACAGGCCGGCGTCGCGCTGAGCCATCAGCCGACCGCGCAGAATGCGGACAATCTGGCGCCGGGTTTTCTCGACGCGATGAATGCCGCCTATGGCGGCTCCGCGCTGGGGCGCCAGGAAATCGAGGGCATCCTGATCGACGACCCGCCCGGCGCGCTGTGGACGCGCGGCCAGGTGGAGGCGTGCTTTGCCGAAAGCGTGCCGGATCTCGACCGCATCGTCGTGGCGGTGGACCCGCCGGCCACCGGCGGTCCGCGCTCGGACGAGTGCGGTATCGTGGTCGCCGGCGCGCGGGGCGAGGGGGCGGAAAGGCGCGGTTTCGTGCTGGCCGATCTCTCCTTCGGTCCCGCCATGCCGGCGGACTGGGCGGCCCGCGTGGCCGCCGCCTTCGAGAGCTTCGCCGCCGACAGCGTGATCGCCGAGTCCAATCAGGGCGGGGAAATGGTGCGCTCCGTGCTTCTGGCCGCCGAGGCCGCCCTGCCGGTGCGCCTCGTCCACGCCACGCGCGGCAAGCATGTCCGCGCCGAACCGGTCGCCGCGCTCTATGCCGCCGGCCGGGTGAAACATGCCGGCCGCTTCGCCGGCCTGGAAGACCAGATGTGCGCCTTCGGCGCGCCCGAGGGCGGCGGTGCCAGCCCGGACCGGGTGGATGCGCTGGTCTGGGCCCTGACGGACCTCTTGGTCGGCAGCCGCGGCGCGCCGCGCATGCGGTGGATGTAGGGAAGACACGCATTGTCATCCCGGATGGATGCCCCGCGAAGGCGGGGCGCAAGTCCGGGACCCATACTCACGGCGCTCGTCCAGATGCATCGAATGCCGAGCCTGCTTCCGGCCCGCAGCGAGTCTATGGGTCCCGGCGCTGCGGCCTGCCTTCGCAGGCCATCCGACCGGGATGACAGCGCAAAATTTCGAGAACGAAAGGACACATCATGTCCAACTGGTTTTCCCGGCTGTTGGGCCGGGATGTGAAGACGGCTGTGACCAGCCGGCTGGTCTCGCTGGCGGCGGGGCGGGTGTCGCGCTGGGTGCCGCGGGCGCTGCCGGCGCTGATCGAGGCGGGCTATGCGCGCAACGCGATCGCCAATCGCTGCGTGCGGCTGATCGCGGAGGCCGCGGCCAGCGTGCCCTTCCGCGCCTCCGATCCGGCCGTCCAGCGCCTGCTGGAACGGCCCAATGCGGACACGTCCGGGCCGGAGCTGTGGGAAAGTCTCTACGGTTATCTACAACTGGCCGGCAATGCCTATCTCGAGCTCGCCACGCTGGACGAGACCCCGCGCGAGCTTTTCATCCTGCGGCCGGACCGCATGCGTGTGCTGGCCGATCCGGCCGGCTGGCCGACGGGCTGGGAATACAGTGCCGGCGGCTATAGGCGCCGTTTCGAGCGCGATCGCGCCACCGGCCGTTCACAGGTTTTCCACATGCGGCTCTTCCATCCGGCCGACGATCACTACGGCCTCTCGCCGCTGGAACCGGCCGGCCGTGCCGTCGAACTGCACACGGCCGGGGCCGACTGGGCGCGGGCGCTGCTGGACAATGCGGCGCGGCCCTCCGGCGCGCTGGTCTTCAACGGGGCCGACGGCCATCTCACCGAGGACCAGTTCGACCGGCTCAAGGGCGAGCTGGCCAACGCCCATACCGGCGCCGCCAATGCCGGCCGTCCGCTGCTTCTGGAGGGCGGGCTGGACTGGAAACCCATGGCGATGAGCCCGGCGGAGATGGATTTCATCGAGGCCCGGCGCGAAGCGGCGCGCGAGATCGCGCTGGCCTTCGGCGTGCCGCCGCTCATCCTCGGCCTGCCCGGCGACAACACCTATGCCAACTACCGCGAAGCCAATCTCGCCTTCGTGCGCCAGACCGTGACGCCGCTGGCGCGCAAGACGGCGCGGGCGCTGGCCGTCTGGCTGCAGCCCTGGTTCGGCGAGAGCCTGACCATCGAGGCGGAAACGCGCGATCCCGAGGAGGGCGGCGAATGACCGACATCCCGCGCTGGACGCTGCAGCGCCAGGTCACCGCCGGCGTTCTCCTCGCCATCGGCCTGCAGAGCGCCGGCGCGCTGATCTGGTCCGGCCGCGTCGCCGAACGCCTCGACCAGCTGGAACAGGACAATTCCCGCGCCGAACCGCTGGCGGAACGTCTCGCAAGGCTGGAAGCAGAAATGCGCCTGGCGCGGGAGAGCCTGGTGCGGATCGAGAGGCGGATGGAGGAATAGGGCTCCGCCGAACAGCTACCGCTTGTCATCCCGGACGTATGCCCGGCGAAGGCCGGGCGGAGATCCGGGACCCATAACCGCGGTTCCTAGTCATTTGTCACGACGAGCGGATCTGCTTCCGGCCAAAAGCGAGCGTATGGGTCCCGGCCCTGCGGCCCGCCTGCGCGGGCCATCCGGCCGGGATGACATCGCAAATTCAAGGAATATTTCACCATGCCCCAACCCCTCCAGATCGAGGGTCATGCCAGCCTGTTCGGGCTGGCGGACCTGGCCGGCGATGTCGTGCATCGCGGGGCGTTTGCCCGGTCGCTGCGGGCGAAACCCGCCGTGCCCATGCTGTTCCAGCACGATCCGGCCGAACCGGTCGGCGTGTGGACCGGGCTGCGCGAGGACCGGCGCGGGCTGTTCGTGACCGGCGAGATCCTGGCCGAGGGACCGCGCGGACGCACCGCAGCCGGCCTGGTGGCCCGCGGCGCGGTGAACGGGCTCTCCATCGGCTTTCGCACCCGCCGCTCCGCCGCCCGCAGGCCGCGCGGCCGCGACCTCTTCGACATCGATCTCTGGGAGGTCTCCATCGTGACCTTCCCCATGCTGCCGCAGGCGCGCCTGCGGCTCGTCCGGCCCGCCATGGCCGCCTGACCCCTCTCAACCACAAGGGAAACTCCATGACCAAGGAAACCAAGATGACGCCGGTCTCGGCGGAAACCCGGGCCGCGCTGGGCGAGGTGCTGGCCGCGTTCGAGGCCTTCAAGGACGCCAATGACGCCCGGCTCGACGAGATCGACGCCAAGGCCTCGGCCGACGTGCTGCTGGAGGACAAGGTCGGCCGCATCGACGCCGCGCTGACCCAGCAGAAATCCGCCCTCGACCGTCTCCTGCTCGACCAGGCCCGGCCGGGGCTGGAAGGCGGGGCTGCCAGCGCCGGTTCGGCCGCCTGGTCCGACTATATGCGCCGCGGCGATGCGGCCGGGCTCAACGAGGCCAAGTCGGCCAGCGCGGGCAGTGATGCCGATGGCGGCTATGTCGTGCCGGCGGAGACCGAGGCGCGCATCGACCGCCTGCTGACCGAAGCCTCGCCGATCCGCGCCATCGCGTCGGTGCGCCAGACCTCGGCGGGCATCTTCCGCAAGCCGGTCTCGAAAGGCGGCGCCGCCACGGGCTGGGTCGCGGAGACCGCCGCACGGCCGGAGACCGACAGTCCGACGCTGGATCTCATCGATTTTCCCTGCGCCGAGCTCTACGCCATGCCGGCCGCCACCCAGCAATTGCTGGACGATGCCATGGTCGATATCGAGCAATGGCTGGCGGAAGAGGTGAGGGACGTCTTCGCCGTCCAGGAGGGCGCGGCCTTCGTCTCCGGAAACGGCACCAACAAGCCGCGCGGTTTCCTCAACTACACCAAGGCCGCCGAGGGCAGTCAGGCCTGGGGCGAGATGGGTTATGTCGCGACCGGCACGGATGGCGGCTTCGACGCCGGCGACCCGGCCGACGCGCTGATCGATCTCGTCTATGCGCCGAAGACCGGCTATCGCGCCCGCGGCCGCTTCGTGATGAACCGCCAGACGGTTTCCGCCGTGCGCCGCTTCAAGGACGCCGACGGCAATTATCTCTGGCAGCCCTCGCTGTCGGAGGCCGGCACGTCCACCCTCCTGGGCTATCCCGTCACCGAGGCGGAAGACATGCCCGATATCGGCTCGGACGCCTATGCCATCGCCTTCGGCGATTTCGAGAAGGGCTATCTCATCGTCGACCGCCAGGGCGTGGAGGTGCTGCGCGACCCGTACTCCGCCAAGCCCTACGTCCTCTTCTACACCACCAAACGCGTCGGCGGCGGCGTGCAGGACTTCGAGGCCATCAAGCTGCTGAAGTTCGGGACGTCGTAAGGCGAAACGCCCATCCTTCCTTGTCATCCCGGATGGATGCCCGGCCTTGAGCCGGGCGGAAGTCCGGGACCCATAATCCCGGTGATTGCCTGTCCGGCGCGAACAGCGAGTCTGCTTCCGGCCTGGAACGGTGCGTATGGGTCCCGGCTCTGCGCCCCGCCTACGCGGGGCATCCGGCCGGGATGACACGTGTTTTGCGAGGTCCCAGAATGTCCCTCACCCTCCTCACGCCGCCGTCCGCGGAGCCCGTCACGCTGGCCGAGGCCAAACTCCGGCTACGCGTCGGCACCGACGTGCATGACGACACGATCAACCAGTGGATACAGGCCGCCCGCGAGCGCGTCGAGCGGGATACCGGGCGGGCCTGTCTCTCCCAGACCTGGCTGGAACGCCGCGATCGCTGGGACGGGGACGGGCGGCTTCTCGCCTTCGGGACGCAGTTCCGATTGCCCAGACCGCCCCTGATCGCCCTGGAGGCGGTCACCACATACGATGCGGACGGCACGCCGTCGGATCACGATCCGGCGGCGTTTTTCGTGGATACGATGGCCGATCCGGGGCGCATCGCGCTGAAGCCGGACACGGTCTGGCCCGAGCCGGGGCGCGCTGTCGGCGGGATCGAGATCCGCTTTCGCGCCGGTTATGGCGACCAGCCCTTCGATGTGCCGGCGCCGCTGCGCGAGGCGATCCTGCAGCTGGTCAAGGCGATGGCCGAGGGCGGACAGGCCCTGCCGCCGGTCGCCGACAGCCTGATCGCGCCCTACCGCACGGTGACGCTGTGAGCGCGCCGGAAGCCGATCTGCGCGTGGCACTGGAGGCGGCACTCCGGGCCGATCCCGCCATCCAGGCCGTGCTGGGCGATCCGGTGCGGCTGTCGGACACGCGCGACACGCGCGCCGTCTATCCCAATGCCAGCTGGGGCCGGGGCGAGACGGTGGAGGGCGGGGCGGATGGCGTCACCCTGCTGGAGCATCGTCTGACGCTGGAGATCTGGTGCCGCGACGCCGATCCGTCGCCCATTGTCGGCGCGATCCGCACGGCGCTGACCGATCTCGATATCGACCTGCCGGAACCCTGGACTTTGCTGTTCCTTCTGCCCGCCTATTGCGACGTCTTCACCACCCGCGACCGCCGGGTGCGGCGGGGCCTGGTGCGGCTGAAGGCGGTGATGGGGCGGAGCGCGTAGCGCGCACGAGACTCACCCCCATCGCCTCCCCCGGCTCAAGGCCGGGGCCGGCACTTCCCCCGCTTCGCAGGGGAAGCCTTGCGACCCGGCATCCAACACAAGGACATCCATCATGACCCTCCAATCCGGGCGCGACATGCTCGTGCGGATCGGCGATGGCGGCGAGCCGCCGGCCTTTGCCGCCGCCGCAGGCCTGCGCATGAAGACGATCTCGCTGAATGCGAAAACCATCGATGTGACCCATGCCGACAGCACGGACGGCTGGCGCGAGCTGCTGGCCGGGGCGGGTGTGAAATCCTGCACCGTATCCGGCGCGGGCGTCTTCGTGGATGCGGCGGCCGATGCCCAGGTGCGCCAGGCCTTTTTCGACCAGGCGGCGCGGGACTGGCAGCTCGTCATTCCGGATTTCGGCACGATCACCGGGCCGTTTCTCGTGGCCAGCCTGGATTATTCCGGCCGGCATGACGGCGAGGCGGCCTGGGCGATGACGCTGGCCTCGGCCGGCGCGCTGGTCTTCGAGGCGCTCTGATGGCCAATCCGCAACGCGGCGAGGTGGAGCTGGTGGTCGGTGGGGAGACGCACGTCCTCTGCCTGACGCTGGGGGCGCTGGCCGAGATCGAGGCGCTCTGTGCCGACGGAGCACCCATGACCGCGACACGGCTTGTCGATGTGCTCGGCGCGCTGATGCGCGGCGGCGGGTCGGCGCTGGAGGCGCGCGAGATCCGCGCCCTGCCCATCGATATCGAAACCGCCGCCGCGGCCGTCGCCGAATGCTTCGAGCGGGCGGGCCCGTGAGCCGGACCATGGACTGGCCGGCCGCCCTGCGCCTGGCGCTGCGGCTGGGCCTGACGCCGCAAGCCTTCTGGCGGCTCAGCCTGATCGAGTGGCGCGCCCTGACCGGCGGTGCCGGGCCCGTGCTGAACCGCGCCGCCCTCGACGCTCTCATCAAACGCTATCCGGACAGAGCATCATGACCGATTTTTCCGATACGGCTGGCGAGGCCCTGGAAAGCCTCGCCGACGGCCCGGCCCGCCAGGCCGCCGAGGCTATTTCCGCCGCCTTCGAACGCACCGGCCAGACGATCGAACAGGCGCTCGGCCGGGCGGCGCAATCCGGCGAGACGAGCTTCAACCGCATGACCGAGGCCATCCTGCGCGATCTCGCCCGGCTGGCGGCACAGCAGCTGATCGAGCGCCCGCTCTCCGGCGCCATCGACAACGTCCTCTCCGGTCTCGACCTGTTCGGCGCGCGCGCCGGCGGCGGTCCGGTCACGCCCGGCGGCAGCTATCTCGTCGGCGAGCGCGGGCCGGAACTCTTCACGCCCTTGGCGTCCGGCGATGTCGGTCCGGCGGGCGCGCCAAACGTCACCATCAATCTCACCCTGCCGCCGGGCGGCGATGCGCGCGCGGTGGAACAGTCCGAAACCCGTATCGCCCGCGCCCTGGCCCGGGCGGTCGCCAGGGGGAGCCGCTGGTCATGAGCGCCTTTCACGAGATCCGCTTTCCCTTCGCCATCGCGCTGGGCGCCTCGGGCGGGCCGGAACGCCTGACCGAGGTCGTCACGCTCGTCTCCGGCCGCGAGGAGCGCAATGCGCCGCGGGCGAGCTCGCGCCGCCGCTGGGATGCCGGACCGGGCATCGCCTCGCTGGACGATATCGCGACGCTGATCGCCTTCTTCGAGGCCCGGCGCGGCCGGCTGCACGGTTTCCGATTCCGCGACCCGCTGGATAACCGCTCCTGCGCGCCGACGGCCGAACCGTCTCCGACGGATCAGGCGCTGGGCACCGGCGATGGCGAGACAACGGCCTTCCAGCTTGTCAAACGCTATGCCAGCGGCGCGCAAAGCTGGACGCGGACCATCGCCAAGCCGGTCGACGGTTCGGTGCGGGTGGCCGTGGACGGTGTGGAGATGGCAGCGGCCGTCGATCACACGACCGGCCTGGTCACTTTCGACACACCGCCCGCGCCGGGCACCGCCATAACAGCCGGCTTCGCCTTCGACTGCCCGGTGCGGTTCGACACCGACCGGCTGGACATCGCGCTGGATACGGTCGGCGCGGGCGCCGTGCCGCACGTGCCGCTGGTGGAGTTGCTGGTCTGACTTTTCATGCCCTGTCATCCCGGCCGGACGCCCCGCGCAGGCGGGGCGAAGAGCCGGGACCCATACACTCGCTGTGCGCCGCAAGCAGGCTCGGTCGCGGAGTCAGGCAGACGAGCACCGGGACTATGGGTCCCGGACCTACGCCCGGCCCGAGGCCGGGCATCCATCCGGGATGACAGCTCCGTCAGTCCAGAAATGCAGTGATGAGGAGTTTCCCATGCTCACCCTCCCACCATCGCTCGAGGCGGCGCTCGCTTCGGGCGTGACGACGCTGTGCTGGTGCTGGCGCGTGACGCGCCGGGACGGGCCGGTCTTCGGCGTCACCGATCATGACCGGGATATCGAGGTCGACGGGCTGGTCTTCCGCTCCGGCTCCGGGTTTGGTGGGGCCGCAACGGAGTGCGAGGCCGGCTTCGCGCCGGGCCAGACCGGCCTGACCGGTGCGCTCGACGGTGAGGTCCTGACCGAGGCCGATCTGGAAGCCGGGCTGTGGGCCGGCGCGGCGGTCAGGATATGGCGCGTGGACTGGTCCGACCCGGCTGTCTTCGTGCAGACGGGACAAGGCGTTCTGGGCGAGATCCGGCGCCGCGACGGGCGGTTCGAAGCCGAGCTGCTGGGCCCGGCCCATGAACTGGAAACCGTCACCGGCCGGGTCTTCGCACGGCGCTGCGATGCGGAACTGGGCGATGCGCGCTGCGGCGTCGATCCGGAGCATGGCGAGTTCGCCCTGGGCTGCGACAAGCGCTTCGCCACCTGCCGCGACCGCTTTGCCAACACGCTGAATTTCCGGGGCTTTCCCTACATGGTCGGCAATGATGTGCTGCAGGCCTCGCCGGCCAGCGAGGCGGTGCGCGATGGCGGCTCGCGGGGGCTGGGCGGATGATGCGGGGCCGCGTTCTCAAGGAGGCGCGCACCTGGCTGGGCACGCCCTATTGCCACCAGGCCAGCCGCCGCGGCGCGGGCTGCGACTGTCTCGGCCTGGTGCGCGGCATCTGGCGCGCGCTCTACGGCGCCGAGCCCGAGGCCGTGCCGCCCTATACGCCCGACTGGGCCGAGGTGGCCGGCGCGGAGACGCTGCGCGACGCCGCCATGCGCCACCTGGCGGAGATCGGGCGGGACAAGGCCCGGCCCGGCGATGTACTGCTCTTCCGGCCCGATCTGGATGGGCCGGCCAAGCATTGCGCCATCCTCTCCGCGCCCGACCGGATCATTCACGCCTATTGGGCGCGGGCCGTGTCGGAAACGGCGCTGACGCCGTGGTGGAAGCGGCGGTGCGTGGCGGCCTTCGCGTTTCCGGAAAGCGAGGCGCTGTCTTCCAACGCGATGGCAGAACGGATGTTCGGCTAGTCCGGCTTACCGGCTGCGACCGGGATTTCCCCCGCTCCCCAACCCTCTCCCCGGGGAGAGGGAGTTCCGTTGGAGCGTGTCACCGAGAAACCCCTTCTCCCAAGGGGAGAAGGTGCCCGAAGGGCGGATGAGGGGGGAGACACCGCCTCAGGCCTGTTTAATCCACGCAAGGACACGACCCCCATGGCGCAACTTGTCATAACCGCCGGGCAGGCGGCGCTGAACGGTGTGCAGGCCCTGGCGCCAACGCTCGCCTCGACGGCGGCGAACATGGCGGTGAACGCCCTGTTCGCGCCGCATCGCGAAGGCCCGCGCCTGACCGAGCTGCCGGTCCAGACCTCCACCGACGGGGCGCCGATGGCGCGGATCTGGGGGCGTGGACGCATCGCCGGGCAGGTGATCTGGGCCTCGCGCTTTTCCGAGCATCGCAACGAAACCGGCGGCGGCAAGGGCGGGCCGTCGCGGACCGAGTTCACTTATTCGCTCTCCTTTGCCGTGGGCCTGTGCGAAGGCGCGATTTCCGGCATCGGGCGCATCTGGGCCAATGGGGCGCTGCTCGACCGCTCGCGTTATCCGGTGCGGGTGCATACGGGCGCGCAAGAGCAATGGCCCGATGCGCTGATCCAGGCGGTCGAGGGGGCAGGGGCGCCGGCCTTTCGCGGCACCGCCTATGCGGTGATGGAGGACTGGCCGCTGGACGCCTTCGGGAACCGCATCCCCAATCTCTCCTTCGAGGTCTTCCGTCCGGCCGGGTCGGGCGGGCTGGAACGCCAGGTGCGCGGGGTCAATCTCATCCCCGGCTCCGGCGAGTTCGCCTATGCCGTCGAACCGGTGATGCGCGAACTGGGGCCGGGGTATGACGCGGCGGAGAATGTCAACAATTCCCGCGGGATGACGGATCTGGTCGCGGCGCTGGACGATCTGGAGCGCGACCTTCCCGAATGCCGCTCGGTGCAGCTCGTCCTGTCCTGGTTCGGCAATGATCTGCGTTGCGGCCATTGCCAGATCCGCCCGGGCGTGGAGGTGCGCGACAAGCCGACCCGGCCGGCCGTCTGGGCGGTGTCCGGCGAGGACCGGTCCACCGCTCATCTCGTCTCGAGGGACGGGGCGGGGCGCCCGGTCTATGGCGGCACGCCGGACGATGCCTCGGTGATCGCGGCGATCGCCCATCTCAAGGCCCGCGGCTATGCCGTCTCGCTCTACCCTTTCATCCTGATGGACATTCCGGCCGGTAACGGCCTGCCCGATCCGCATGGCGGGGCGGAACAGGCGGCCTATCCCTGGCGCGGACGGATCACCAGCCTGTCCGATGGCAGCGCCGCGGCGGCGAGCGATGTCGCGGCCTTCTTCGGCACGGCCCAGGTTGCGGACTTTTCCGTGGCGCCCGGCGCGGTGAGCTATCAGGGTCCCGCCGAATGGGGGCTGCGGCGCTTCATCCTGCATTGCGCGGCCCTGGCCCAGGCGGCCGGCGGGGTGGACGGTTTCCTGATCGGATCGGAGCTCGTCGCCCTGACCACGCTGCGCGACGGGGCAGGCGGCTATCCGGCGGTCGACGCCCTGTGCAGCCTGGCGGACGCGGCGCGCAGCCTGCTGGGACCGGCGACCCGGCTCTCCTACGCGGCCGACTGGAGCGAGTATTCCGGCCATCAGCCCGGCGGCGGCGCGAAGATATTCCACCTCGATCCGCTGTGGTCGCGGCCCTCTATCGATGCCGTGGCGATCGACTGGTATGTGCCGCTGTCGGACTGGCGCGAGGGCGAGGATCATCTGGACGCGCAGACCGCCAGCGGCCCCCACGATCCGGACTATCTGGCCGCGGGCGTGGCCGGCGGGGAGGGGTATGACTGGTACTACGCCTCGCCGGCCGACCGCGCAGCGCAGAGCCGCACGCCGATCGCCGACGGGGCGTATGGCGAGGCCTGGGTCTGGCGCTACAAGGACCTCGCCGGCTGGTGGTCGAACGCCCATCACGACCGTCCCGGCGGTGCGCGCGAAACGACCCCGACCGGCTGGGTGCCCATGTCGAAACCGGTCTGGATCACTGAGGCGGGCTGTCCGGCCATCGACAAGGGCGCGAACCAGCCGAACGTCTTCTCCGATCCCAAGAGCGCGGAAAGCGCGCTGCCGTATTTTTCCTCGGGTGCGCGCGACGACCTGGTGCAGCGCCGCTATCTCGAAGCCGTCCTCTCGCACTGGGAAACGCCTGCAAACAATCCGGTTTCGCCGGTCTATGGCGGGCCGATGGTCGATCCGGGCGCGGTCCATGTTTGGACCTGGGATGCGCGCCCATGGCCGGATTTTCCCACGCGCACGGACGTCTGGTCGGACGGGCCGAACTGGGATCTGGGCCACTGGCTGAACGGGCGGGCCGGACAGGTGCCGGTCGCTGCCATCGTCGCGGACCTGGCGGCGGATGCGGATATCGGCACGCTGGACCTCACCGCCCTGGACGACCTGGTCTCCGGCTACACGGTCGACCGGCCGATGAGCGTGCGGGCGGCGGTGGAGCCGCTCGCCGCGCTGCTGGGGTTTGGTGTGTTCGAGCGTGCCGGTGCGGTGCACCTGGTCTCGGCCGGTTTCCAGGGGCCGGTCTTCGCCCTGAGCGACAGCGTGGATGACGGCGGGACCGCCCGGCGCTGGACCGGCGCCGCGCCTGCTGAACTGCCGCGCGACGTGGCGCTGGGCTTCACCGACGACACGGCGGCCTACCGGCCCGGCCATGCCTCGGCCCGGGATGCGTTCGGCACGGTCGCCACGCTGAACCGCCAGGTCTGCGTCGTCGCCGATCCGGCGCTGGCGCGGCGCTGGTGCGGCGAGATGCTGGCGGACATCGCCCGGACGGCTCCGCTGGACGGGTTGATCCTGCCGCCTTCCGCCCTGGCGGTGGAGGCCGGCGACCGGATCGCCGTCGAGGGCCGTGTGCGGCAGGTGCAGGCGCTGGACGGGGCTGCGAGCCGGCAAGCGGCGGCGGCGCCGCCCTCGCTGCGCCGGGCGGTCAGCCGGGGTGCGTCGGCCGGTGTGGAAACGCCGGGTCCGGCCGTGCCCTCGCGTCCGCTGGTGGCGGTTCTCGACCTGCCGCTCCTGCCGGGCGAGACCGATCGGGCCGGGCCGCTCGTGGCGGCCCATTGCCAGCCCTGGCCGGGGCGGATCGCCTATCACGCCAATGGCGCGGCGCGGGCGGAGAGCCGCCAGCCC